CACCAGCACCAGAACTTGTTAAAACCTGTCCGTCTGTTCCAAGTTTGGCTATTCTACCTGAACCTCTAATATTAAGTTTGCTTCCTACTATTCCGCTCATAAATTTTATAGTTCTATTTTTATAATGTTTGATCTAAATAGCTAATAACAATGTCTACGTCTCCTGTACTACCTAATTTAGCTGAAAGCACATCAGTTGCTTCAAGTACAATCCTAGTAGTGTGTTCAAAAGTTGCATTAGCAGCTAAAGCCTGATCAGAATAAATTTCATAATCATTAGCCCCAGCGTCATCTCGTATATATAAATCAAAAGTCTCGGCAGCGCCCGCCGTTTCACAAATTGATATATTAAGTATCGTATAAGTGTGGTCAGCGGTTACCGCCAGTAAATCTACTTCACTATTTGAAAGCTCTTTAATTAGAGCTACTTTCATTGCTTCACTTGCCATATTTTCCTCCTATTAAAATCCCATTATTAATGCTTTGCCTGTTGAAGATACAGATGGGTTCATTGAACCCTCAATAGCTACAACTCCAGTTCCATTTGGAGTTAAAGTAATTGCACCATTAGCCGCATCGGTTATTGTGAATGTTCCTGATGCTGTACCATTATTTGTACTTAAAATTAAATCTGTTGTACCGCCTGTCGTTACAGTCAAAGTTCCAGCACCACTTGAACGTATAGTTGCCGCCGCTGCCGCATCTCCTACTGTTACTGTATCTGCTTTAAGAACTACATCGCCTGTTCCATGTGGAGCTATATCAATATCTCTGTTTGAAGTTGAAACTATATCGAAAGTTACAACATCTAAATTTGCGCCTAATTGGGGCGAACCGTCATCAGCAAGACTAGAAAAGCCTCCTACCTGAGCATCACTTCCGTCTAAATAAACTGCTTTTTCTGAGGGCAATGTACAAAAAACTTCTTTTGAGCCTGCTGAAAAATCTACCGCTGAATCAGAATTGGAACTTTCCAAAACAGTAGTTCGGGTTAATGTTGAACTATCTGAGTTTAACGTTCCTAATCCTACTTCCCATTCACTCTCAGTATTTATTGAAATGGCGTAGTAAGTCGTATTATCATTTCCAATTCCAGCAGCGAAAGTTTGAAAACCACCGACTGCTCCTCCCAGAGTCACGGCTCCCGTGCCTGTTGTTGAAGTTGTTTCTCTTACCCTATTATTTATTACTAATGCCATATTATGCTACCTGTATAATAGCAGTTGTTGCTGCATCGGCTGGGAATTGAATTGTAAAATCTCCCGAAGTGGCTACTTTATCTCCACCAAAATCGATGACTAAACAAAGTTTGTTACTTGCGGATGTATTATAAATAGCCGCGCCTAATGATGTTAACGTTACAGTAGAAAAAACTTCGTTATCAAAATCTACAGTAGCAGTGTTGCTTCCTGGAACACTCACTCCTTGACCATCTAATGCTTGTCCTCCAGTGGCATAACCCGTGCCCGAAGAACTTACTTCATTGGTCGTACTATAAACAGTTGAAGAAGTTGTATAGGGAGGACCTAAGGTTGTTACATATAAAGCAATTTTAAAGGTATCTCCTCCACTTGCAAAGTTATGCGTGCCTGATAACAATTCTAATTTAAATGCGTCTGGTATAATATTTGCCATATTTTATTCCTAATCTTGTGTTGGTGGCGGCGATTTAAGAGGTGTCCGAATGACTCCATCCATATATTCGTCCCTACGTCTACGACCTTGTTGTTCGATCGCATACGATTGCAAGGCCTGCTGATACGACTGCTGATAATATTGTATCAAATTTTGCGGACCTTTCAAGTATCCATATGCTTCTAACAAAGAACCATACAAAAGTAAATCCTGATATTTGTTACTTAAATAAGTTGTTGTAGCATCTGATACCGTAATACTCGAAGGCTGTTTAATATAAGCCATCGTAATCTCATAAGCGGCATCAGGGTTAGTGGATACCACCCAATAGGTAGCATCCCAATTTCCATAGTATTTAGGTAATCCTGATGCTGTCGAAGGGGTGTTATAATACTCCGTCATATAAGAAGTATCTTTTTTCTCCAAATAAACATTAGTCGTGGGACTTACATTAGTATTAGCAAGTTGAACATAACGAATAATCCTTAAGTCACTTGGAACCGTGACATACCGATTTCCAGTGGAGAGAGTAGAGGTGGCATAAAATCGATTGTCATCATTATCCGCTTCTCTATAAATTCTGTTTTCTGCGTTATTAGTAATAGTACTACAAATAGCATCCGTTAAAACGGTATCATCTACTTCGGTATAGCTTCTTAAATCTGTTTTTAAATTTGCAAATGTATATGCCATTATGTCTATCTCCTACGGGCCCTGCAAAAGAGGGAAACCCTCCTGCTGTTGTAGCACTTGTCGCTGCTGAAGCCAATACAAAAGTATATTGATTGCTCTCTGTCTTGGTTGAAGGTTGACCTGGATAATTAACCGTGATGTTAATAGGGGTAATACTATAAGATCCAAATACTTTATCTAAATCATCATGAGAATTTGCTGTACTTGCTTGTGGTGTTAATCCGTAAGTCGGTGCAGAAGATCCACGAGTTAAACCTGTTAAAGTATGGGTAGATTTTCCTGTATATTTAATAACTTCACTGAGAGTAAAAGTATTTTTCCCTGCTCTCGTTTGAGCTGCAGTAGGTTGAGTTTGAACATAAATATATCCTGAACTTGGAAAAGCCGAAGCATCTGTTAAAGTTAAAGATGTGACTGCTGCAGTAATGTCTCCATTCAAAGTAGTTTCTAATTCTAAAGTTGAAATAGCAACTCCTCCCACCGCCTGTTGTACATCTCTGAATCTTACCGCATCTCCACTTGAAAAATTATGACTAGGTTGAGTCACCGTCACCGTTGTACTCACCGTCGTGGTAAAAGGATTGTTCGGTAAAATAGTTGGAGTAGGAAAAGCAGTTCGCGCAGGTCTTACCTTCGTAAGAGACATCGAGTCAGCGCTTAAAGTTTTAGGTCTGAGTTGGGGTTGTTTAGGTTCGTATTCAGACATATGAACAAAGGCTCCTGTCCATTCCGTTACCATTTCTCTCCAGGGGAATCGTAGACCTGAACGATCTGATATGGCTAGTGCATGTTTTCCTGATGCATATTTTGGCATTAGATATTTGGATAGTAAGCTTTAGGTGTTATATAAGTACTCGCTGCTGATCCATCCTCCTGTAAAGCTCTTGCCAATTCATCTTCGTATAATAATTTAAAGGGTTGTGTTTTTTCCATTCTAAATTTTTGTGATAAATAATAAGCTAAGCCTGCCACCATCGGTGGAATAAAACGATACGGAACATCAGTCGCGTTGGAATATGTTCCTGCGTCTTGAATTCTTTTAACAAAAAAGATATGTAAATTTTTAGCTGCGTTACTCGCATCGGGAGTTGGATAGATAGTCATCGTCACACGGTCTATAAATCTTTGAACCCAATAGTTACTAGGAGTGCCTTCAGATTCTTTATTCGCGTATCCTGAATAAGTAGAACGATCGACTTTACCTAGCGCTGCATCCGATTGAGTATTTCCTGCCATGTTCGTTCGTAATGAACATTGTTCAATGTCCGAGAAACCTGGAACATAATTAGTAACGGCTGCGCCATCAGAATGGGTTGCTGCTGTTGTGCTATGAGCTCCACGTGTCACCCCCGTTAATTCACTACCACTAAAACCTACATAAGTCATATCTTCGGTACCAATTCTAATGGTACCTTGATTATTCATGCCAGTAATAGAAGCCATAGTGATTCCACTCGTCGCGCTGGTGCTACTGATCGCTCCATCTAAAGTGGTATTAAGTCCGTTAGATTTTTTCAAAGCTGCCGCCCCAGTCGTGGGCATGTCCGATGGATATCTATAAAAATTAAATTCTTTCTCTCCCTGGGTCAAAGTAAGATTTAAAGTTCCTACTTCCCAATAATGAAGTCCTCGATTTCCCCATTCTTGAAAAAGAATGTTGAGTGATCGTCTTGCTGCTTTTAATTGATAGCCTGAAACATTAGGAAAACCTACTCGTTCAAAAGCTTCTTCAATAATATCGGCAATAGTAAAAGTTTTTCCAAATGTATAACTATCTGAAGTGGTGTTAGGCAATGTTTACCTCCTAACCGTAAAAGAACGTTACATCTGCAATAGTGCCTAAAGAACAAGTCGGCTTTGTAGCACATTTTAAACCCGTACCTGGGAACATTACGCTATATACAAAAGGTGAAGAAGCTCCATTGGGTGTTCCAAAAATACCCAGGGAAGTTCCATTATCTTCTATATCAATAGTCCCAGCTCCTGCTGTACAATTGGCAGAGAACCCTAAAATTCTTGCAGGTCCTGCAAAAATAACTTGGTTAGCCGACGTACTTGTTACTCGTGTGATTTTTACATCTACTGGATATGTACTCATAATTTTATCTCCTTAGTCGTGAGCTCCCGAAGGAGCTCACATTATTTATTAACTTACCGCTGCGCTAAAACAAGTAGCTGGTGATCCAGTACATCCAGTATGGACGGAAACCGACCATGTACCTGAAGCAAGCACTGTGCAAACTATTTTTGCATAAGTTACACCACCAGTTGTACCACCATTTAAGGTAATAGTGTCTGATGCTGCTACTGTTTCAAATCCAACAACATTGTCAGAGGTGTCATCAATATAGAATGCCCCTCCACTCATAACGTCAGTTGAATTCGCAACTTGTACAACTAAATCTCCAGTTTTCGTAATGGAACTGACAATAGTAAAAGTCGCACCAACATTGTTTGCGTTATTTAAGTCTGGGCCTGGTCCTGCA